TGGGTTAACTATGCCTAGTGCTCCAGCAATTGGTTCTTTTGTCTATGTTGTAGATGCAGCAACTCCATTAGGTTATAGCTCATTCCGTTATACAGTAACAGCAGGTACGACCAGCAGCGTTACATTTACAGTTAGCCCTGCCCCAACAACTGGTACAGTTCCTTTAGTAGTTATCGGCGGCGTTCCAGGTACAGCAGCTAACCCAAGTTATGCAGCATTTAACGTAACTAACGAAATCGCAAGTAATATATTCGTAGGCACTCCGATTACTCTTATTGATACATTTGATGAAGCAGCAGCAGACGGTACATTTACTGTAGCAGCAGTTAACTCAGCAGCTAGAAGTTTTGGTTTCTTACCTAAGAGTGTAACTGCAAATATTAACGTACTACAAAGACCAAACACAGTTATCTATGTTGGTGCATACTATAACTCATATGCAGCCAGCGCAAATATTCCATTAGTAAGTGTTATATCAGATGGCGCACGTACAATGACAGTAACTACTGTTACTCCACACGGACAGTTCCCAGGTGCTCCAATTTTCATTAATAACACAACACAGTTGAATGCTAACGGTCCTTGGTATATTTTAAGTGTTCCAAGCCCAACTACATTTACCTATGCAACATTTAACACTGTTACTGGCGGTAATATTACACAGGTCACAACTAGCTTGTTCTTACGCCCAGAAGGAAATCAGACACACCGTCCAACTGATGGCGGCGTACAACTTACAGCGGGCAACAACTTAGTTGGATCTCAAGTAATTCGTCAAACACGTCGTTATTTCCGTTATCAATCTGGTAAAGGTATGCAATTCTCAACAGCATTTACCTTTAAACCAAATTATGATATCGTAAGCCTTAGTGTATCAGGACAATTAGCTACTGTTAGAACAGACCAAGATCACGGATTAAAACCAGGCGCTATTGTTAGACTCAGCGGACTAGTTGCAACAAATGCAGTTGATACAACAGTATATAACAGTACTTTTGTAGTACGTGCAGATCAACCAATTACAGCAAAAACTTTTGCAGTCGGTTTAAGCGCTACGGTTACCGATATTAATCCAGGTGGACAAATACCTACAGTAGAAGTTGTAGAAGCCAAAGGCTATGCAGCTCGTGCTGGACTGTTTGATGATGGTAATGGTATGTTCTGGGAATACGATGGTACAACATTAAATGTTGTTCGTCGTAACAGTACAGCCATTCTAAGAGGTGATTTTATTAATGTTGTGACTGGTAGTACATTAGTACTAGGTGGTGCAACTACTCGTTTTACTAAACAATTATTACCAGGTGATAGAGTCTTTATTAGAGGTACACCTTACACTGTAAGTTCAATTACTAATGATTACACAATGACCATTAGCCCTGCTTATCGTGCAGCTACACCAAGCACAGCTAGCGGTACTAGCGGTTTGCCATACAGCACATTAGTAGCTGCTTCAGGGCAGACTCAAACAATTAACATTCAAGTATCAATTAATGCTAGTCAGATTTCTAGTGCTGCTAGCTCAGGCGGCTCAGCAGGTGCATTTAACTATACTAATACATTTAGTAGAGTGGCTCAATATCAGGCAAGTGCTGCTGGTGTAATAGGTGCAAGAACACTGACTGTAACCAGTGCAACCAGCTTAATTCCAGGACAGTTAATTATTGGTCAAGGTTTACCAGCTAACACTTATATTGATAGTTCTTATGTTACTGGTAGCACAACTGTTCCATTAACAAGAGCATTTATATCAGCAGGTTCTACAAGCCCTAACGCATACGACACTTATACTGTACCAAGCCCTGGTATGGTAGTTTCAGGTACAGGTATCGCTGCTGCTAGTGAAACACAAGCAACTACTGTAGCTAGTATTAACTTTACTACTACAAGCGGAGCAACAACATCTGGTGTTGTGTTTATTACACAACCAATGACAACAACCGCAGGCGGTACCTATGTTTACGGTGCAATTACAGCTAATACACCAACTAACGTTATTGCACTAGCTACTACATTTGGTATTAGCCCAGGTATGGTACTTACTGGTACTGCCGGTGGTACTATTCCAGGTAACTGTATCGTAGCGTTTGTACAAAACCAAGGTTCAGGTATCGTTCTAAATCAACCAATTAACTTAGCAACTACATTTACTAACGGTAGTGCTTTAACATTTACCACAGCACACAACTTGTATGCAATTACAGCCGCAACTGGCGGAGCAAGCACACCTGTTAGTGCAACTAGTATCACAATGGTAAGTGCTGCTGCACTAAGCGGTGTACAAATTGGTAGCTATATAACCAGTGCAACACCAGCACAATTTATTCCTATTGGAACATATGTAACTGGTGTTAGCGGTGCTACAATCACTATTAGTCAGGCAGTTACTACATTAATTCCAGCAAGTACTAACTTAGTATTTGGTAGTAGAGTTAATGTCGTCGGAGCAACACAAGCGGTGGTTAACGGACAATGGCCTGTTAGCGCAGTTACAGCTAGCACAATTACTTTCCAGACTAGCACTGCTGCTACATCAGCTACAGTAAGTGTATTCGGCCAAACAAGAATTTTTGGTGAAGACTTTATTGCACGTAAGACACTAGTGAGAGAATTTAGAATTCCTCAAACTGGCTTTAACTTAGATACACTAGATGGTCGCGGACCAAGCGGATTTAACTTAGATCCTACCAAAGCACAGATGATATTCATGGATTATACTTGGTACGGTGAAGGTTTTGCTCGTTGGGGTGTACGTGCAGTTAACGGTGATGTCATATATTGCCATAAGTTACAACACGCTAACGTTCAATATCAGGCGTTTATGCGTTCAGGTAACTTACCAGGACGTTTTGAATTAATTAACTTAGGTGCAAATAGTGCAATCACATCAAATATTGCTGCTACAGGATTTACAATCAGTCCTAGTAACCCAGGTACAATTACTGTGTTTGATGCTAGCAAATATTTTGTACCGTTTACTGACAGCATTAGCGGAACAGGTAAAAACGGTGAAATTAACATCGAAGGAGAGTTTTTCTTCTACACAGGCCTAGCAACTACTACTGGACAGGCTCCTTGGGCTACTGGAACTAGTGGTGTTACTAGTGTAGCAACATTAGGTGCTGTTACAGTAAGTAACGGATCAATTACTGCTATCGCTCTAACATCAGGCGGTGCAGGTTACACAAGTAGCCCTCCAATTGTTATCAGCGGACCAGGTGCTGGTGCAAGAGCAATAGCTAATGTTGTAAATGGATCTGTTGTTAGTATTACAATTACAGACGGTGGTACTGGTTATACAATTACTCCTAACGTGTTTATTGGTCCTAACCAGTTAACCGGAGCAGTTCGTGAACCAAACACTGTTTCAGTAGGTAACTTAGTAGGCGCAGTAAGTACTACAGGTAGTACAGCAATTACCAGTGTTACTAATGCAGCCAGCTACTATGTTGGTATGAGATTAGGTGCAATTGCAGCATTTAATAACTTACCAGTTACTATTACAGGCGTAAGCGGACCAGTAGTATACGTTGATCAACCAGCTGTAACCAGCGGATCGATTACAATTGGGCCGATTGCAAAAGGTGTACCTACAGCAGCAGTTCATAGTGCACCTAACAACTCAGGTGCGCCAGTTGCAACAGCATTGAATACAACACAACAGGTTGCTCCAGCTGCACAGCACTGGGGTGTTAGTGTAATGATGGATGGACGTTTTGATAACGATAAGTCCTACGTGTTTACTACACCACGTCAAACTGCTGCGGTTGTTAACCAAAACGCAACTAGCCCGCTAATCAGTATTCGTGTAAGCCCAAGCGTTTCGTTAGGTTTTGCTCGTAACTTTGGTGTACGTGATATTGTTAACCGTATGCAATTGAACTTAGCCGCGATGGACGTTTATACGTCAGGACAGTTCCTAATTACTGTACGTTATAACTGCTCAAGTAACACATTCGTTGCTCCTTTATGGGCATCTAACTCAGTTGGTTCAGGTTCGTTGGCACAAGTTATCTACCATAACAGTCAAGATATTGTTACTGGCGGTGACGTTGTTGTTGCGTTCTATGCTACTAACGCAGGTGCGAACGTGTTCGCAGTTACACAGCAAGACTTGTCAAACGTTAAAGACTTAGGTAATAGTATTGTTGGTGGTGATGCTGTTTATCCAGACGGTCCAGACGTTATCACAGTATTTGCTACAAACTTATCAACAACTACATCAAGTCCAATTTATACACGTTTAAGCTGGACAGAAGCACAAGCTTAATACAAGCTTCAACAAAAAAGCACCGCAAGGTGCTTTTTTTGTGACATTAAAAAAGCACACCTTAGTGTGCTTTTTATTTTATTAGCTATGTATTAGTGTACCATAAACATCGTTGTTAGTACCGCCAGGAGTACTCGTACCAGCCTGATTAAATGGATTACCGGTGCTTAATACTATAAACTCAAACTTTGCTGTACGTCCTGAAGTTATAGCAGCAGTGTTTACTCCAGTATTACTATTCGCTGCTATTAAGTTTGTAAATGTCATTGTTACAGCACCTGTAGCTTTTACATACAATGTAATTCTACGACCTGTTGGAAAACCTTTATAATAAGGAACACCTCCACTGTTATTAATATTGTCAAAGAATACTGTACTACTAGCACCAGTAGTTAGAAATATCACATTGTGACCATTCATACCAAAATCTATCGAGTATTGGTTATTAGAACTAATAGGAAATGTACTTACAATTGGTTTTTCACCTGGGCTACCAATTACCGCAGTAATGTTAGCACCGCTACCTGCACCGTTAGCACTGGTAACTGTTGCTGTTGGAGGATACAAATATCCAGAACCTGTATCTAGTACATTAATAAACTGAACAGCGCCGCCACTTATTGTACAAACTGCCACAGGCTGTCTACCTCCTTGTATTTGGGGAGGACTAAATGTGATTAAGGGAGGTGTAGTATAACCACTGCCTGCTGTTTGAAGCACACAGTTGACTACGCCACCGACTTGATGTATAGCACCTTGTGTAATTACACCACTGTATCCTAAGGTACTAAATCCTTGAGCAATGGTACCGATGTATAATAATGTACAGTTACCGCTGGTGACAAAACCGTTGGCCTGGTTTGGAACACTGTTACCTGCAATAAAATCAGTACCAGTTGTACCGGCTCTTACTACTTGGTAGACAAAAATTACCCCAGTGCCTGCCTGTTGCACACGAAGGTAACTGCCGATAGTAACAACTTGTCCAGCAGCCGCCCCGGTATTAATATAATCAAAAGTTGGCGCAACTGGACTCGGCGCTTGAAAAGTAATCTGCGGAGCTATAGTATAACCAGTTCCAGGATTAGTTACGCTAGTATTAACAACACTACTACAATTAATTGTAGCTGTATTAGTTACACCAATAGTACCAGTAGTAGTACTAGCATAAGAAACAGTGGTTGTAGTACAGGCAGTAACAATATATTGTCCGTTGTAACCTGCCGGGCTCATATTTGCTACGGTAATTAAACTACCAAGCGGAAATGGTGGTGCAGGTTGAGTGTTAAACGTTAGCGTTGCAATAGAACCTGTTCCTGATGAAGCTGTAATAATCACTGTATAGTTTATTGTATGAGCAATTACAGTAGCTTGAATACCTCCAGGAATTTGTGGAGGAGATATAGTAACAACAGGTCCAGGTGTTGCCATAGCAACACTGGATGTGGCTACTACAGTCGGAGTAGGTAATGTGGCTCCGTAATTATTATGATTAAAAATAATACCGCCAGTAGTTATAGAACCAGTAGTAGTATTTTGATATGTTACAGTAGTTGTAGTACAGTTAATTGGTTGCCACGTACCGTTATAACCAGTAGGCACAACACCTGCTACAGTGATAAATTCTCCCGCACTGCTCAATCTGCCTAATGTTGTTGCTGTACCTGTTTGAGAATTAGCAACAGTAACTTGTGTAGTGGAAGCGGTCAGTACAGTAAACGTTCCGTTGTATCCTTCAGGAAAAGCACCACTGACTGTAATAGATTGTCCTGTTCGAGGTGTACTAGTTCCTGCACTGCCCCAGCTGGCAAAACTTATTGTTACAATACCGCCAGATGCACTGATACCAGTGATTGCTTGGCTCCAACTAATAATAAAAGGAGGAATCGCTTGAGCACCAAATGTTAAAGTAGCAGCCGACCCTGTTCCAGATGTAGCATTTACGCCTAAATGTAGTGCAGCATTTGAATATGCACCACCAAATCCACTGTTAGTAAGAATATTACCAAGACTTTGCCCAAACGGCATATGCATCAAAGAACCGCCAGCAGTTATGCTATGCTGAACACCTACACCACCAAGTACTTGAAGTGCGCCTGAATTAGGACTAACACTAGGTGTAGTTTCATCTAATATTACTGCACCTTTCGTGTTGTTGCTAGTCGATCGTAAAATTAAATTACCGCCAACTTGATCGCTGCCTACTACAGGAATTCCTGCACTATTAATGTTTGCATCGTCCCTTGTTATACCTGCCGTTAGTTGAACACTCATTTACTGACTCCAATAATTATTATTTAGCTGTTTCTACATGTATGTTAGGAGCGTGTCTTAAAACCCAATTTTCTAAGGCGTTTTTAGATTCTGCTATATGTTTTTGAGCAGTAGCATGATCCATTCTTGAGCCAGAAGGATCAGAGATAAATTGCTCCATAACATTGTCAAAGCTTTCTACAGCAGAATTTAAATTAGCCAATAATTTTTTTCCTTGCTCTTGTATACCTCCTTCTGTACTATCTATTGCTAATCTAAATCTTTTTTGATCCTGTTTATATCTATCTAAATCTTTAATTTTGCTGAACATTTATACTCCTTAAAATACGCAATATTTATTGATAAATACGTAAGGAATCTAAAAATGACTACATCATTACTTAAAACCAACATTGTCGGCGACTTAGAAATACAGAATAGCCCAGCTCTCGCATTCGAAATGCCGCCAATTATAGCTAATTCTAGTAAAACATTAATAGACGAATTTGATGCAACTGTTTATCAAGGTTGTAGATTAACACTATTAATTAAAAACGAATTAGGACAAATTGAAATCAATGAATGCATGGTAATACACGATGATACATTTGCATATGTAAGGAATTTAGGAACACTAAACAATATTTCTAGTAATGTATACATAAGTCAATTTGATGCAGAACTGTTACGAGGCTTTGTAAGAGTTTTTATAACAGGAGTTGGAAATAAAAACGAAATACGTTTTTTTAGGCTAATGTTTAAAAAATAAAGGATAACTATGGGACAATTTGACCTTAAAATACGTAATCAAGTAAGACCAACTTTACTTACTTTTGACAATATTCCTCTTGACGGAACAACTGTTACTAATAAGGATTATATAGATTCTACTGTAACCACTGCTGTGGCTGCTAAAAGTATAACTCTTACAGGGGATGTAACTGGATCAGGAACTAGTTCATTCGCAGCAACATTAAGTTCTACAGGAGTGTCTGCTGGAACATATGCTGCTGTAACGGTAGATATAAAAGGAAGAGTTACCGCAGCACAAGGTCTTATTTTATCTGGAGAAGTAACAGGTACAAGCATTGGTAACACATTAACTACTTCTTTATCTAATACAGGTGTAGTTGCAGGTAGTTATACAAAAGTTACTGTTGATATTAAAGGTCGTGTTACTAGTGCTACAAATTTAGGATCCAGCGATGTAACAACAGCATTAGGGTTTACTCCTGTTAGCACAGCTGGTAGTACTATGACTGGACCTCTTATACTAAGCGGTACTCCAACTACTGATTCGCAAGCTGTTACGAAAGATTATGTGGACCGCAAAGCATTTTTTGCCTTGGCTGTAGGCATTTATTAATGTAATGTTCTATTTTCTGATTCTATAAATTCGTCGTCATCTTCAACAATACTGTTGTCGTCAAATTCAGCATCTATAGATCCTTTGTTATCCACAATCATTAACCAATGAAAGAAGAAATCTTTAAGTTCTTTTATGTCTTCTTCCTTAACTTCTTCGTTAATATACTTTGCTACTAATATTTTTACTGCGTCGTTATCAAATGCTTCTTTAATTTCGTTATATTTTAAAATAAATTTTTCAGTATAATTGTATCCAACAGTAACAAAAATATCTTCAACTTCTGTGCCTTCGTCTATAAACCACTCACAAGCCCAAACACTAGGTTTACCATCATCTAAATCTCCCCATGGAGGAAAAATATCGTTATCTTCCATAATATCCTCAAATTAAATTAACAATTTCAAAAATTGTTTGTAGTTTAGTTTTAATTATCTTATTTGTAAAACTAACTTTAAGAGCCTGATGCAAAGGTTTTGGTGCATTATCCGCAGTTACCCACGCCCACCCACAATGTTCGTCACTTAAAGTTGGTACAAATTCATTATCAACAACACATAAAAATGTTTGAAAATTAAAACCGCCATCATTGCTAACAAATTTTTCTATAGGAATTGTTTTGATAATTTCTGGTAAAAATCCAATTTCTTCTTGAATTTCTCGCTGCAAACTTTGCCAAGCAGTTTCCCCTTGATTAGCAGTACCGCCTACTAGTCCCCAAGTTCCTTGATGTTTGCCAGAAGCTTTTTGCAAAAGTAAAAATCTTTGTGTTTTTCTTGAAAAAATTAAGGCACCAGAACAATCTATTAATTCATTTATAGTTCTAATCGCCATTCTCCTCTAGCATAAGGGCCTTCAAAACTCTTAACCCAACTAATTCCGTTCCATTTGTATTGCACAAGTGTATAAATGTTTGTTTGATAAATCAAGTTTTCCGAGTTTTCTTTTGCTTGGAATACAATATGCCAAGTGTTTCCATCCCATTCGATTATATCATTGATTTCGGCTACGAAATCGCTATTGTCAGAATTTTTCCATGCATCTGCACCATCTACATTTATATCATTACCAATATCATCTATAAGGAGATAACGAGTTCCTGCACTAGGAGATAACCCAGATCCGTTGGGTCCTGTTTTCTGAGGATCTATTACTGCATCAAATGTACCCCAACTTCCGTTAGGTCTAGAAGGTCCAGAAATACTATCGTTTGTTGGATAAGTGTCTTCGTCCCAATTGGCTACCATAATAGTTTCATCATTATCTAGCGGACTTAACGTCAAATAACCTACAACCTCTGAACCATCTTCTTGATATAAAAATACTTTACTAAGTCCTGCTCTATATTTTCCAGGATGTTGATCTAAAATTATTCTCCAATTTAGATAACCTCCAATACCATCATTAGCAGTTAACCTAACACTATTACCGTAAACAACTAACCCTAAATTTCCACAATTTATTTTTTCAGTACCAAGTAAGTTAGTTAGATCAACACTACCTGCGTTAACATCTACACCTAGCCCCTCAATATACCCAGGATCAGGTTGCCCAATAGATCCAAAAATATTTGCAATGATATTTGTGACAATTCCAAGTTTTTTAACCTTAGCCGGAGGAGTCAACCAAATAGGAGTCTTTAATGTGATTGTCGCAACATCTATTGCTATGTTTGTACCTTGCGGAATAGATCTACTTGTAAAGGTTACATCTTCTAATTCGACAACTGAAAGACTAGTCCAATCAAGATAGTTATCTGTACTTTGTATTTCTAAACTTGGATTAAAAAAAACTAAAATTTGTTCTAGTATTTGTAATTTTTGTTCAGTATTACTGGTATAAATGTCAACTTTTACACTCATAGTGAAAGGAGTTGGCATTAGTCTTTCTACAGTATATTGAGATCCTTGAGTACTTGTGTATTCACCAGAATCTACATCTCTTTCACGAATATGTACTTTACCTACATAAGTTGCATCACTTAGTCTAGTTCTATCTAAATCTAAATCTGTAATATAAACAGCTATTTTAGGAACACTTGTTAGAGTGTTTTCACTATTTTGATTTACAATCGTAGCAGCCTGCCTATCAGGATCTCCGTAGACAGCTGGCACCCGAACTAATGTGCCATCACCGTGCTTAACTGTGAAATTACTAAACAATCTAATAATTTGTAGAAGATATCTTCTATTTGACCATCATAAAAAAACTGCATTTAAAAATCCGCCTTTGGTTTTAACGCTTGACTTAGACTTTGTCTTTCTTCAACTGTTTCGTTGTTAATAGTAGACGTATTTGTATTATTAATAAATTGCGTTTTATAAGTTTTTCTATCGTCTGTATTTGTTAATGTATGACGTACAGCATCTTCTTTTTTAACCCATCTTGCACCGTTAAATCTAAATAATCTGTTAGGAAAGAAATCTGTACGTAAAAAATAATCTCCTTCACTTGCACCAGACGGAAATGCAATACCGTGACCAAATTCTGCATATCCATTATCAGGCACTCCGTCCCCTAGCAAATATCCAGTGTATCCAGCTCGTTGGGGTCTTGCATGAATACTACTTGCATCTGGACTATTAGAAGTTTCTTGACTCGCATTTAAAACCGTATTATCGACTGTTTGTAATAAAGGTCGACCAGTATTGGCATCAACCGCAAGTGTATAAAATTGTCTAGTTTCATAACCACTTAATGGCGTATTTGCTTCTGCTTCATCTAAAATAGCATCATTAATTTGTAAATCTTTATTTCGTGTGCTAATTACATCTTGAATAGTTTGGGTATAACATTCAACCCAAACCGGATTAGTTCCAGGTTCTATATTACTAATCGTATCTGCTGCTGTATAAAACAAATTATTAAACCTAACAGTTTCTCCTGTCAAGTATGTTTTCGTACTTTCGTATTCTCCTACAAAAGTAACATTTTCGTCTACAGGTCTATCAATTATATCTTTATATTGCTGTGAATCTGTTAATTTTTTAAGTTTTAGTCTATAGAGATGCGGCCACCATGTAATACTGAATCCTTCAGCAGCTCTGCCTACGTCCTCAATGACAAAGAATCTAGGCATTCCTTTATCAAATTCATTTAAAGCAAAATTGTCCTTTAAGTGAGGCAGTTCTAAGACATCACCAGCGATCGGTTTACGACCCACTTTCGTAATAAAATCGTTTATATGCACAGTCATATAAACCATGTCATTATCTAAAAACAGCCCGAATTGACTTAGATTAAAATCTATATCTTGAACTTGATAATGCCCTCTGATTCTATAGATATCAGTATCATAGATTCTGTCTCTATTTTCTAGAAATAGTAAGTCTTGTACTTGGGTAATATCTTTAAAGTTTTCGCCTTTTCCTGTGCCAATATATTTGTGTAGATGCACATCTGTACCGCCTACAGAGAACATTTCGCTTATTTGACGATCAATAAATTTATAATCTTGCCCTTTTTCGGGACGGAATAGAGATATACGTGGCATAGTAATATTTATCGAATAAATACAGTAGGAGATTTAAATGGCCACGAACGAGCAACTACCTCAAGATCCTACGCAAATTAAGCAAAAAGTCTATGACTATTGTAGAACCATGTTGGGCGATGGCATGATTGATGTTGAATTAGATCCTATACATTACGAAACAGCGTTAGAAAGAACATTGGCTAAATTTAAACAACGTAGTCCTAACAGTGTAGAAGAAAGCTATGTTTTTTTAACTTTAGAAAAAAATCAGAATGATTATATTTTACCCGAAGAAATAATCAATGTTCAAAGCGTATTTCGTAGAACCCTAGGGTCGAGAACAGGCGGTGGTACAGGTACAAATTTTGAACCATTTAATCTAGCATATACAAATACATACTTGTTAAACAGTACTATGTTAGGGGGCATCGCAACTTATTATATGTTTGCTAGTTATCAAGAACTGGTTGGTAAAATTTTTGGAAGTTATATTGAATTCCAATGGATCCCTTACAGTAAAACATTAAGAATTTTACAGCGTCCTTTCACTGAGGGCGAAGTTATAATGTTAAGATGTCAAAATAGACGACCAGATTATACACTTATAGAAGATCTGTACGCTAAACAATGGATCAAAGATTATACATTGGCTAATTGTAAATTGATTTTAGGCGAAGCAAGAAGTAAATTCGGCAGTATAGCAGGTCCTGGAGGATCAGGTCAATTAAACGGCGCTGATTTAAAAAGTGCAGGCAAAGAAGAAATAGAAAAATTAGAAAAAGAATTAGAAATGTTAGTGCCAGGCGGTACTGGATATACATTCGTAATAGGTTAATATGAAAATATACGAAATTATTACTGAAAATGCAGCAAAAAAATTACCTAAATCTTCTAGGGAAGCGGCTCTTCATGCTAAACAAATGCATATAGATCAATATTACGGAATGTATAGATTCGGTATTGCTATGGCTGGAGAGCCCGAACGTTCTGCACCTACAGCAGGTCCCGCTAAAGACATGCCTACAGTTTGGATGTACACCGATGCCGAAAGTGAGAAAGTACATAAAGCTGCTAAAAATCAAGGTGTTAAACACAACACAATTGTAGCCAAAGGACCTAGTTCCGAATTAAAATCTATTAACACCGTCAGCCCTGTAGCAAATAAAAAACCAAACAAATATGGAGTCTAATTTCTTGACATTGTAACAAAATTATAATAAATTATAGTGCTAGGAGGTACTATGATTATTGGTTTTGTTGGATTCATCGGTTCAGGTAAAGACACTGCTGCGGACTATCTTGTAAATTTCCATGGTTTTAGAAGAGACAGTTTTGCATCTACACTTAAAGATGCAGTTGCTTGTGTGTTCGGGTGGGATCGCACCCTATTAGAAGGACGTACTAAAGAAAGCAGGGAGTGGCGAGAACAGCAAGACGATTGGTGGACAGAACGCCTGGGCAAACCTATAACTCCTAGATGGATCTTACAGCATTGGGGCACAGAAGTTTGTCGTAATGGATTTCATAACGATATCTGGATAGCTAGTTTAGAAAACAAAATTAGAAAAACTAATGATCATGTTGTAATTACAGATGTTAGATTTCCAAATGAAATTACAGCTATTAAACAAGCAGGTGGCAAAGTTTTTAGAATAAAAAGAGGAGACGATCCCGACTGGTATTCTGCTGCTATATCTTACAATCAAGGTCCTACAAATATGAGTTGGGCATTAAGTAAAATGCATCTCAACCAAGCAGAAGTACATGCCAGCGAGTACAGTTGGGTAGGCAATAAGAATATTGATGCAGAAATAGATAACAATGGAACCATTGATGAGTTATACCATCAACTTAGAAATCAGGTTGAAGATCCCCTTGACGCCATTGAACGCCCTCTTTATGTAGGACTCTCTGACAATTAGCACAAACTGTTTTAAGATTAGTCAATCTAGTATTGTTCAAGTTACCGTCTACGCAAAAAACATTAAATTGTTCTGTATGTTTTCCTTTGAACCCGCACTTGTCACAAACTAGTTTTTGTCTATAACCGTCTCTGTACCATTTTGGTACGCCAATACCTGTCGAGGGTGCTTTTAAACACCTTTCACATTTTTTTCTATAAAAAGTTTTACCTTCTTTTTTATAGTTTACTGCTGCTGGACGTAGGCCACATATACACAACGGTCTGTTCATAATGTTATTTATTGCTCCCCTTTTCTGTACCTTTTTCTTATGCTATAACAAGTCAATTTTCCTAAATTGCCATAAATAATAATAGAAACATCTTTAGGAGAATCCAGATGGCATTAACATCACCAGGCGTAGAAGTCAAAGTAATTGACGAATCATTTTACACACCAGCAGAACCTGGAACTGTACCTTTAATTATTGTTACCTCTGCTGAAAATAAACAAAACGGCGGCGGAACAGGAATTGCTCCTGGAACCTTAAAAGCGAATTCCGGAACAGTATATCTGCTTACAAGTCAAAAAGATCTTGCAGATACATTTGGCGATCCGGTATTTAAAACTGACGCCAACAATAACCCTGTACATGCAGGAGAGCAAAACGAGTATGGATTACAAGCAGCTTATAGTTTGTTAGGTGTTAGCAATAGAGCATACGTTGTTAGAGCAGATTTAGATTTAGATGCAATTACACCATCAGCTACAGAACCAACTGCAGATCCTGCTAATGGAACTCATTGGGTAGATACTGATAATACAAGATGGGGAATTTTTGAATGGAACGGTGCTCCGGCTTCTACTAATGGCGGACAAAAATTTGCTAATAAAGTTCCTAGAATCATTAATTCAATTTCAGATATTGGCGGCAATGGCGGTCCTAAAAGTACATTAGGAGTAATTGGTGACTATGCAATAGTTACAGCAGATGATAGTGTTAATACTCCTGCACTAGCAACTACACATCCGTTGACTGTGTGGTATAAAAGTAAAGGACATACACCATCTGGTTTAGATGCCGGTACATGGGTCGAAGTAGGTTCAGAAGAGTGGTCGGTATCGTGGCCTGTAGTTACAGGCGGTGTGGTGACAGATCCATTAACTCCTGGTAATCAATTTAGACTGAATGGTAATGTAATCACTGTTAGCGGAACCACATTAAGTGATCTCGCCGATGACATCAATAATGCTAGCGTAAGCGGAATTACAGCAGCAGTAGTAAACAGTAAGTTAGAAATTTATTCGTCTGGAGCGATGGGATTAGATCCTATAGACAGCTCTTTGAGCAACGAAGTAAACATTGAAGAAGTAGAAGATCCAGGCAATCCTGGAGAGCCTTATCCTGTTTTAGCAGATATTAGTATAACTGCTGGAGTTTATTATGCTCCTAGATTACAAATAAGCAAGCATACTCAAGTTCCAGAATGGAAACTTAATAACAATTTGTTTAATTCAGCACCAAGACCAACTGGTTCAGTTTGGGTCAAAACTACAGATCCTAATCTAGGAGCTAAGATAAGCCTAAAACGTTGGAATAGTGTTACTAAGGCTTGGGAAGTTGTTGCAGCACCTGCATTCGATAATGGTCAAGCAGCAATTTTCAACTTAGATAAGTCAGGCGGCGGCGCAAATATCGCTGTAGGAACTTGCTATGTAAAAACTAATTATGACGAAGATAACGGAACTGATGCATCACCTCGTAAAGCAAACTACAAGTTTTATCGCAAATCTGCTTCTGGTGCTACAACTATAAAGACTAAAATTGTCGATACAGGTGTTTTCAGTGCAGGAGCTAAAACATTCTATATTGCAGAAAGTGTTATAGGATCAGACATATTAGGTGACTATGATGTCACAGGTGTTTATAGTTCTAAAACAGTATCATGGACTGCTGCAAATAATGGAACAGATGCTGATACTTTAGCATCTGCTATTAATAGTGCAGGTTTACAAAATGTAGAAGCAAGTGTAGACGCAGGTAATAGAGTTGTAATAAGTCATTTATTAGGCGGCGAAATGAGATTCGCAGAAGGTTCAGGTAACACATTTGTACAAGCAGGATTCACTGCTTACAATTGGGAGCCAAGCGATACTAATCCAACTACAGGATTTGGAACCGGAACTGCTAACCTAAGTGCTGCTCCTAATGGAGATGGTATTAATGATTGGGTCGCTAGTTTATGGCATCCGTTAGTGTATGTAATTAACAATGATGCACCAGGTAGTTTAACAGAAGATGGTACATTATGGTATAATTCAGTCGTGGATGAAGTAGATATTTTAATACATGATGGTACATCTTGGATTGGATATCATGTTCCTTCACCAGGAAATCCTGTAGCTAATACAGATAATGCAGGACCTTTAGTTAGTGCTACAGCACCAGAAAAACAAAGTGACGGTACTGCCTTAGTAACTGGAGACTTATGGATAGATACAAGTGATCTAGAAAATTTCCCTGTAATTTACAAATATAATGATGCATTAGCAGCTGGTAAAAAATGGGTATTAGTTGACACATCGGATCAAACAACAGAAGACGGAATTCTGTTTGCCGACGCTAGATGGTCAGTAAATGGCATTGATAGCGACGAACCAGCAACAATAGCTAGTTTATTAGAAAGTGATTATTTAGATCCAGATGCGCCTGATCCAGCACTTTATCCAAAAGGTATGTTGCTATGGAACACTAGACGTAGCGGATTTAATGTAAAGAGATTCGTTAGAAATTACATTGATGTAACCGCAGATAATGTAAGATACAGCGACGAATCTATGATTGATTATTATCCACATCGTTGGGTAACAGAAAGTCCTAATCAAGCAGATGGTACAGCAAGTCTAGGACGCAAAGCTCAACGTGCAGTTGTAGTAAGAGCGTTACAGGCTACTGTTAACAGTAATCAACAAATCAGAGATGAGGAAAGCAGAGTATTCAATTTAATTGCTTGCCCAGGATATCCTGAATTGATTGGTGAGTTAGTTACATTAAATACTGACCGAGGATTAACTGCATTTGTAATCGGAGATTCACCAGCAAGATTAACCAGCGATGCAACAAGCTTATTAGAATGGGCTAGTAATGCAAACGGAGCAGTAGAAGATAATGATGTCGGTGCAGTAAGCTATGACGAATACATGGCAATGTTTTATCCTTGGGGCTTTACCAGCGATAACTTCGGTAACAACATTGTTGTTCCTCCAAGTCACATGATGTTGCGCACAATTGCATTAAATGATCAAGTTGCTTATCCTTGGTTCGCTCCTGCTGGTGTAAGACGCGGTGGCATAACTAATGCAACTGCTGTTGGTTTTGTAACTTCTGAAGGCGAATTCAGTTCAGTTGCATTGAATACTGGACAACGCGATACATTGTATGAACAGAAGATTAATCCTCTGACATTCTTAACAGGAACAGGTCTTGTTAATTACGGACAAAAGACTCGTGCGAAAGCAGCAAGTGCTTTAGATCGTATTAACGTGGCTCGTTTAGTAGTTTACTTACGTAGACAATTAAACTCATTAGCCAAACCTTATATTTTTGAACCTAATGATAAAATCACTAGAGATGAAATTAAGGCAGCAGTTGAAAGTCTTCTATTAGAATTAGTAGGACAACGAGCTATCTATGATTATATTGTAGTGTGCGATGAAAGTAACAATACTCCTAGCAGAATTGATAGAAACGAGCTTTATATTGATATTGCTATTGAACCAGTGAAGGCAGTAGAATTCATTTATATTCCACTACGTCTAAAGAATACTGGCGAAATCGCATCGTTAGGTTAAAAAAGGAAAAATAAAATGGCAATAGGATCATTAAACAAATTTACAGTACCATTAGCTAGCGACGCAAGTTCGTCGACTCAAGGTATGCTAATGCCAAAATTAAAATATCGCTTTAGAGTGATGTTTGAAAATTTTGGAGTAAGTACACCAACTACAGAGTTAACTAAGCAGGTACAAAGTGCTGCTCGTCCTAACTTACAGTTTGCTAACCAGACAATTGAAGTTTACAATAGTAAAATCAATTATGCAGGAAAACATACTTGGCAAACTATTGCTATCTCGTTAAGAGACGATGTCAGTGGCAATGTACAAAAATTAGTCGGCGAGCAATTACAAAAGCAATTTGACTTCTTAGAGCAAAGTTCTGCTGCTAATGCTATTGATTATAAATTTACCTTACGTATTGAAATGTTAGATGGTGGTAACGGTGCTGACAGACCTACGGTTTTAGAAACTTGGGAATGTTATGGATGTTATCTAACCGCAGTTAACTATCAAAACTTAGCTTACGGTGAACAAACACCTGCTATGATTGATCTAACTATTCAACCTGATAATTGTATTCAAACACCAGAAAACACAGGTGTAGGTACAAATGTTGGAAGGTCTGTAGCACGAAGTTTAGCTACTGGCGCAGGTACTTAATTAAAAAAGCAGCGATTAACGCTGCTTTTTTATGACTGTTTATAAACTACGCACTTAATTTAAATCAATAAATAATAGTATGGCAAGTAAAGGTCTTCGTCAATTAGTTAGTGGTCTACGAAATCCTAAAGGTAATTTAGGCGATTTCCGTCATGCCTCTCGATTATTTGTCGACGATAGTTTTAGACTACTTCCTAAGGCAAAATTTTTATTTCATGTTTATTTTCAAATTAATACAAATGCTTTAAAAAGTTTGAATTTTAGATATCAACATCAAAATGAAATAGGCATGTTAGTTAAATCAGCTGAATTGCCTAAGTTTGCGATCACTAATGAAACAGCAAATCAGTATAATAGAAAAAAGGTTATACAAACTAAAATAGACTATCAACCGGTGTCGATTAAATTTCACGATGATAATTTAGGTGTAACAAGACAATTGTGGGAAAATTATTTTGCATATTACTACGCAGATCCAACAACTTCAAAAACTTTTGGTAACTATTTAAGAAACGCTACTTTAAACAGAAATTACATCAGAGCGCCTTACGGATTAGATAATAATAGTGCTATTCCATTTTTTGATAATATAACAATTTTTCAAATGGCAAGAAAATTTTGGAATAGCTATACTTTAATCAACCCAATAATTACAAATTTTAGTCATGATCAACTGGATTATACAAATAATAGTCCAGGAGAACAAAGTATGACATTGGCATATGAATCTGTTTATTACAATAATGGAGTAGTTCAACAAAATAGTCC